TCGTGTCGCTAACGGGGTACTGAGAGGAGGAGGCAGTGACCAAGAAGCAGTGTTCGCCTGCATACGGGCCGTGAAAGCGCGGCATCCTTCCAGTATCAAGGCTCCCAAGAGCACATGGCGCAAGGCCGAGGAAGCGGCCATCGACGCATTCTTTGAGGGCAAATCAGCGGAAGAGCTAGAGCAGATCTTCCAGCCGCTGTTGCCAGACCTCATCGAGTTTGCGCCGTGGAAGAGCGCTACCAAGACAGGATTGCCAGATAGCGCATATGCCATCGTTTATCAACCCAAGGGGGGAGGAGCCAAAGTTCGAGCACTCCCTCATCATTCTAGCAGTGGTGCTCTTGATCTGCCTCATCTACGTAATGCTCTTGCCCGATGGAATCAGGTCACTGGAGTTCCTAGTGCGGTGAAGCAGGCTGGACTCCGCCATCTGAAAGCACATGCAAGGAGCGCAGGAGTGGGTGACAACGACAAGGCGGCAAGCGATTTCACGGCTGCTTTCTACGACATTGATACTATTGAGTTCAAGGAAACTGCTGACGGCAAGTTCGCCAGCACCCTCCAAGTCCTCCCAGAAGGAAAGTTCACCCACCCCTGGTATGGTGAGCTTGACTTTAGCGCCACCGTTCTACGTGCTTTCAAGCGCAACTTCGACCAGCGCATTCTGGGAACAGACATCATGGTGGACGAGGGTCACAACCGAGGCCAAGCTCTCGGCTGGTACAAGGAGCTTCACTTCGGGAAGCGTACCGTCGGCGACAAAGAATATCTTGGTCTCTGGGGGGATATAGAATGGACTGATCTGGGCAAGAGCTATCTCGAACGCAAGATCTACAAGTACTTCAGTGCCGAGGTAGGCAACTGGACCAGTCCAGACGGACAAGAGTTCAAGAACGTCTTGTTGGGTGGCGGACTCACCAACCGTCCTTTCTTCAAGCAAATGCCCGAGGTAACGTTATCCGAGGGCACAGCCTCTAATGCGTTTGTGATCGGCGTGTTTGGGGATACGCAATGGCGCTTTTCATCCTCTACCAATGGGGAGGGCGACGACTTCAGTACCGGATACCACGTACCAGACTTCGAAGAAGAAGAAACGGAAGAAGAGGAAGACTATTCAATGGATGAATTGCTCGCGGCAATCAACGCGGCATACCAGAAGGACTTCCAGGACCAAGACGGGGTACTGGCTTTCATCGCAGAGCTCAACACTGCTCGTGCTGCCGGAGAACGACTTCGAACGACATTTGCAGCATTGGGCGTCGAGTTTAGCGATGGCGAAGATCCTGTATCTGCCGTTGCCAAGGCGTTCAAGGAAGCAAAGGATCGAAACGTGACGCTTGACACACGGCTTCAGGCAGTTGAGAAGACACTGTCTGATGAGCAGTTCGACAAAGCCTTCAAGGACCAGCTCCGAGAGGGCAAGGTTGTCCCAACACAGCGGGATGCCATGTATCGGCTGTTCACTACTGACCGCGCCCTGTTCGATGATCTCATGAAGGAGCAACAGCCCGTTGTCATTCTGGGTGAGCAGGGTTATTCCAGCGATGACGAGCCAGGCAGCGCCGCGGAGAATCGGTGGAAGGACAACACCGACGAGACCAAGTCTGAGGCCGATCGCTACGTGGCTATGGCTGGCAACAGCGCACCAAACTCTGCGCGGCGACGCAATGGGAAGGCAGGAGGTCAGTAAATGAGCATCCGTCGTTGGGGCAGCATCGTTACCGTCCCTGGGCTGACCCAGATCCCAGAGATTCTCAAGAGCCTTGAGCTCCTGACCAAGCCTGCTGGCGGAGCAGTTATTCAGGCTGGTACGGGAGCCGTGGTTCCTGGGAGCTTCATGTATCAGATCACGGCCGCAGGCGCAACTCAATACTACTGGCAACCCGCGAAGCTCTCCAAGGTTGACACGGGACTAGGTGCGGCGAGCACAACGCAATTCTACGTCAGGAATCCCGTGTTCGCTCCAGGCGATGCGATCACCATTGGTGCGGCGGCTGGCACAGTGGCTACATGCGACGTGAATACAGGCCTCGTAACGCTCTCTGCTGCGTTGGGTGCTGCACCAGCGAATGCGGCCCGCGTGTTCTCGCAGACAGCCGCCCAGAACGCTATCAAGGCCGTGGCTCTTGACTACGCTCCCTCCATCAGCAACAGCGACCAGGCCATCGAGATTGCGATCTCAGGGATCTTCAAGAAAGATCTCATGGACCTGATGTACGATACGGTTACAGACATTCCAGCCTGGGGAGCGGTTGCTATCCCAGAAGTGAATGCGTACAGGTGGAGTTAGTCAATGCCACAGATTAGTCTTCTCCAACCAGCCGTCCTGAACGGGTTCATCCGTCAGCGGCCGTTTCCTCAAAACCTCCTGGGGCTGGACATCATGGGCGCAGCCAAGAGCTGGCCCTACCCATACTGGAGCTACGACCTCATCCGCGGCAACAACCGCATGTCCAAGCCGAACGTCCCCAACAGTGAAGCCCACATGCGAGGATTCCTGGGCGTTGGGAACGTGACGGGTGCCTTCATCTACATGAGGGACAAGAAGCAGTTTTCGCCCACGACCCTCTACTGGCTGCGTCAACCTGGCGATGTTGCGCGTGCAAACGCTGAGGCTTACGTGGCTCGGGAGATTGGGGAGCTGGACGACGCTCAGAGCTTCTTCATGGAGTGGGCATTCTGGCAGCCCCTCACTGGTCCGACGTGGGGTGTCTTGAACGTACAGCGCTACGATAGCCCCCGCGTCAACATCAACTACAGCTTCACGGCCAACCACAACGCTGTTCCAAGCACGCTATGGACAGACCTCACGAACTCCAATCCTGCTGCGGATCTGGCGGTGTGGAAGCTGCGTATTATTCAGGACAGTGGTTATGTCCCTACGCAGATCTATTGCGCCAGCACCACATTCCTGAGTTACGTGGTGCCGAACGCCAAGATGCAGGGTCTGTGGTCCCCCTGGATCAAGGACGAATACATGCGGACGGGCACGGTCGAAGGCTTGTGGGGCTTCGACTGGACAACCTACGACAACCAGTACGTTGATGACTGGACCACACCAGGGCAAACCGCCAGCTATAACTATCTCCCAGACGGGAAGATCCTGTTGATGGCTACCGACGGTGACCCCTGCGGTGCATTTGAAGGCCCGAGCGCTGATCACGACGCACTTCAGCGCGATCCCAACTGGACGGGTAAGTTTGCCAAGACCTGGCTCGAGGAGGATCCGTCCAACCGCGTCCATCTGCAGGAGTGGAGCATCATCCCGACGTTCCAGCGTCCTGACAACTTCCTTGTTGCGACGGTGAAGTGATGGCAGAAGCAAAGTTCTACAAGCTCGGTGCCGGATTTACTACTCCGCTTGGCGTGGCCGAAGAAGGCCAGATTGTCGCGGTCGAGAACATGACCGCGGGCGGAGTAGAGTTCAAGCCGCTTACAGAGGAACAGCAGCTCGCCAAGTGGGGCCGCATCCTCTACGCGGAATATACTCCAGAGGAAGGAGATGTGATTGCTGGATCCGAACCAACCGGATCCCCGCCTCCTGGTGATAGTCCTATTGCCCCTGCAGAGCAGAACGACGAACAGCGGGAGGCTGAGCTACCTGGGGTTACAGTGGAGGAGAAGCCCAAGAGCAGGGCTACGTCGACGACTCCAGCCCCTACGCATCAAGCTCCAGCTCACGAGCAAGCTCCTAGGAGACGAGAGTAATGGCAACAACCAATCCCATTCCGAGCAGTGCAGGAGCGCCCAACACGGGACCGTATACCAACCGCGATCTGCCTATTCAGGGTCCACGTGATCTGAAGGGTCAGCTCAAGAACGGCAAGGGTCCATACGGTGGCGTGGGTCTGCTTCCTGGTGGCGGATCGAAGTGATCCCGCAAGCTGCCAGCGGGAAGAAGGCTGGCAGAGGCCTGATGCCAGGACCGTACATGCAGGGCGGAGCAATGTCTCCGCCCTATCCCAGTGGGCAACCTGCTGGAAACAAGCCCGTGAGTATAGCTGGTACCGGAAGTACTCCGCCGACCTACGCAAACTCACAGGCCGTGCCTGATAGAACCGCTGTAGCCGCGAGTAGAGGCATGGCGGGTACCGAGCAGGCAGGTGCTTCTGGCGGTCCCAAGCAGGTTCCTGGACAGAGTCCTCCAAGCGGCACCCCGAAGGCTCCCAAGCGACCAACTTCGCCCACCGACAAGAGCAAGAGTGTAGGGGTCGAGTGATCAATCTTCTCATCGAAGTCTACGACCCTGAAGGGGCTGTAACCCTGTACGATACGGTCCGTGTCTATAGTGACACGGACCAGTACGGGGCTTTCACCAACATTGTCGTAGACCTGCCGTTAGTCCAGAATCAAGTCGAGTACGAGTACACCGACAAAGTCAACGTGCCAACGTGGTACGAAGTCAGTTACTTCGACACTACAGACAGCACCGAGTCACTCCGAACTGGCCCCGTTCCTGGTATGCTCCAGGGCGGACCAGCTATCTTCACACAAGGACCTCTGGGCGTACTGACTATCGGGTATGTACGCACCATGACCACGTTTGCCGCGATTGCTAATCTCAGCGATGCACAGATTGCAGAACTCATAATCAGGGCAGAGACATTGCTCCAGAACTTTGCCGATAAGTACGGCGGCTGGAATTATGGCTACCCTAACTTCCAGATTCTGCAATGCATTCTGGCGAGAATACTGCTGGAGGAAATCTACCTCAGGTCGTCACCACAGTACCGTAGTATGATGGCTGGTAACTTGATGGCCGAGCAGCTTGGAAGCTACAGCTACAAGCGAGGGCAATGGCCGCAGGGAGCAAACCAGAATACTTATCCTGGCAACCTCATGACTTACTTTAGCCCTGAGAGCCAGAAGCTGTTGTTCGATCTGGTGGCAGAGAGTCCGTTCCACATATTCTTCACAACTACGCAAGTCTTCAGGGAGCTTATCCCTAAAGAGAATGCAGATAAGCAGTTGATCAGGCCCGACTGGGACGGCTGGGAGAGGGAAATCGGCTGGCACCAGAGACTGTATCAATATCTGCCTGCTCAGAGACTTGATAGGCCAACATATCTCCTCGCACCGTGGCGCGGGATTGGCACGTATGGGTTCTGGAGAGTGACTGGATGAATGTAGCAATGTTGACGCAACGCTGCTCCATTATGAAGCAGGTTGATACGAGAAGTGAGTTCCAGGAGGATAACGAGGTCCCGATCTTCACAAACGTACCCTGTGACCTTGACACTGCATATCAGCCGCGCAATACGGTTCCCATTGTGGTGCCAGGAACGCAGCAGGGGCGAGCACAGGGCATCATAAGCATCGTAGACCCACGCCTGGGGCGTGCGCCCAAACGTAAGTTCGATGAAACCAACTGGATACTCCTGAATGACCAGGAGTGGCAAATTGCCCAGATACATGAGATCCTCAACAAGCTGAGTGGCGAGATGGATCACTTTGAAGTCTGGGCGTTCGAAGGAATCAACCGCACAGAGGCTCCACTACAGGTTACTCCCTATGAGGTGAACAGGAAGGCAAGCTGATGCCTGATAGGCGAGATATTCCGTTCCGTACGGCGAGCGCTGGCCCATCATCGGGCCAGGAGTTTCGTCGCTTTGGTACGGCTGGAAGACAAGCTACGTTCCATGATGCTGCGGCCGATATAGATGCCATGAGCTCTCGGTTTCTGGTGGCTGGCAAGAACGTGGCTGAGGCTTCGCTGGAGATCTTGCGGGAGAATGTTATCAAATACATCCTTCCACAGACAGGGGACTTCCACGGCTACAGCACTGGCCGTCTAGCGGCTACCATAGGTAGGTTCGACCCGAGCAAATTCGTAAGCAGTGAATCTGGAGCAGACGCAGAGCAGAAAGCGATGGATTGGGCAGCAAACTCTGGGGTAGCTAATCGTATAACCGACACCAACGATGAGCTTACTATCATCGAGTTTGGTGCTTATTCTAGCGTCAAGCGCTACAGGGGAAGCACATGGAGCGTAGAGATGGGCACATTCACTCCTTATGCGGGTCTTGTGGAGGATGGGGGCACCATGCCGATCATGGCATACGGCAATAAGGGTGCCATTATCACCGCACGCTGGGAAGCGAACCATATGTTCAAGCGCGGGACGTTTGATAGCTACAAAGACATCGAAGCGCTTATGGCCGAGGAGACTGACCAGGTACTCAAATGATCCTGGATCTTGACGACCAGTTCCGCTCTGTATACAGGTTCCTGTGGGACTTGTTTGAGGCTGAACGTGCGCCGTCTTCTCCTCCTTCAACCAGGCCAGGTTTGCGGATAGAGGATAAGCGCTTCCGCCAGCTAACCCGCCCGAGCATACGCCTTGAGCAGACAATACACCGTGAGGTAGATCGTGGATCTGGTATAAAGGAGGATCAGGTCCAATACGCTATCACGTACTACGGTGTTGACCGAAGTGATACTACCAAGGCTGTCAGCAAGATGGCCCATTATCTAGAGTTTGGAGGTACGGACTACAGCAATCGCTATCTAATCCCGGCTTGGAAGTTTGGCTGGAACTTTCCACAACCTGTTGACGTCGAGCTAAGCGCTGGCGGCACTGTCCCACAGGGAGATCACCAGATTCGCGTCAGCGGCATCGACGTTTGTGGTAATGAGAGCGCAGCTTCCCTGCCAACAGTAGTCACTGTTGATGGAACCCAGGAGATGACAATTCAAATCGCCAGGGTGCCCTGGAACCACCCTCTGTTTCCTCAGTATAACGTCTACGTGGATGGTCACCTCGAGACGAACGTACAGATGCCGACATGGGGTTATCCAATGGCGACTATCAGCAGTCTAACAGGTACTGGTTCTCCGCCTCTAGAAGCATCTAATTCACAGGGCGGCCTGAATGCCGTTAGGTGGAAGTTTCTGCGAGTATTCACGTTTGCTTCAACAGTCCGAGAGGATCCAGTAGAGAACGGCGTATTTCAAAGCACAACGACGATGGAGACGAGTATGATTCAAGCCAGGGTTCTACCCCAGAACCCAATAATGGAGTACCTGAGTACTACCATCGATCTCATGGAAGACGTCGCTGTTTCAATTCCCTGAGGAAGAGTAATGGCCGAGAAAGCAGAAGAGTCCACGACCAGAGCATCTGGACCTGCCCCACAAGCCGCTGAGGAGGCTTATCCAATCGAACAACTGCGGAACAATTCGACTGCTATCTTCGGGCAGCCGCCCTTCGTGGTGGATGGTGCGCTGGCACACGCTGGGATCACGGATCCTACTGTTACCAAAGCGGCACTGCAGACTGCCATCGACAACTTCTTGGCTCAGCCTGATCTGGGCCACCCACAAGGAGGATAAGAGATGGCAGGCGGTCCTTGGTCAGCAGTTACCATCGGGCAGGGACGCCCAGGTTTATTCATCAACTTCGTCCCTGCTGCGATTGCCGCCATTGAGCCTGGAGTCAGTGGCGTAGTGGCTACGATTGTCAAGGCTCCCTGGGGGCCAGACAATCAGGTAGTCCAGATCGAGAATGAGCACGATTTGCTCAGTTATTTTACGGCATCTGATACTGCGCCGTATAACGCCTATTATGAGGGACACCATGCCTTCATGGGTGGAGCGCGGAGTATTCAGATGTACCGTATTGAAGGTACTGGCGCAACCAAGAGCACGTACCAGGCGAAAGATGGAGCTGCCGCCAATATCTTCATTGTCAATGGGAAGTATAACGGGACGTTTGGCAACAGCTTCAGCGTTGCAATCCAGACAAATCCCGTTATCGCAACAGCTACAGACGTCATCATCTACCAGGGAACTACGGTGATGGCGACGTACACCACAGCGATCTACGCCCGAGGTACGGTGGGTCACGTTGCCGAGATCTGTAACCTCATCAACAACGACGCCAACAACTATTACGTCTCGGCAGTGTTCCAGGCCGAAGGCAATAGTACTCCGGCGAGCGTTGCGGCTCCAGGTGTTGCTCTAACGGGTGGTGCAGACGGAGCTGCTCCTGTAGCTGGCGACTACACCAATGGCATGACGGCGCTGGAAGCCCAACAGTGGAACGTCTTCCACGCCGACTGCATTGACGCTGATGTCCCAGGTATCCGAGCGACGTTCAAGAGCTGGATCGATGGGATGCGGAACTACGGCAAGTACGTGGCGATGGTCACGGGCAGTGCGGCGGGTGATACACTCTCCACTGCCGAGACAAATGCCGTGGCTCTCAACGATCCCGCCGTGGTGTACTTCCATCCTGGCGTGTACGAGCTCAACCAGGCTGGTATCAAGACACTGATGCGCGGAGCCAAGTACTCTGCTACAATCGCAGGCATGTACGCGGCTCTTGCCCCAGGTGATGATTTCACCTACGCTGGCCTGCCCAACATCATTGACCTGGAAGCTAGACTCAACAACAGCCAGATCTCAGCAGGTTTGCAGAACGGCCTGTGTCTGGGGACGTTTGACGGACTGCAATACAAGGTAGAGGAGGCAATCAACTCGCTCAGCAGGCTCGGGGCCAACCAGGGTGATGCTTGGAAAGATATCCAGGCTATCAACACCATGGACGCGATTGCTACTGGCATTACAGTATCGGCTAATGCTAACTACATCGGCAAGGTGCCTAATGACCTGATCGGGCAGAATGCCTTGATCTCGGCCGTCAGGGACTTTCTACGGGTAATGGCAAACAGCCGAGCTATCATGCCGAAGTATACTGTTGGCCTAGATCCTCGCTATGTTTCGGCAGGTAAGAACGTCTTCCTGTACGTGACAATCCAGGTCATCGAATCCATGAAGTTCATCTATTTCACAATCCAGGTTGGGCCGTAAGGAGTAGCGGATGCCTCTAGCCGCTGAGCGTACAATCAACGGTAGCTATGGCAAGCTGTTCATGGGAGCTACATGGCTCGCCAACATACAGCGTGTCGAAGCACGTATCACGGTTGAGCGCCGTGAGGTCAAGGTAGCCGGAACGCGACACACTGGCTACAAGGGCATGAACGTTACGGGTGAGGGTACGATCACCGGCCTGAAGGTCACCGACTTCTGGCTCAAGCTGGTGTCGCGCTACATGCGGGATGAGAGCAGTTTCATCCCACCGCTTACCTTGCAGACGCAATTGGCAGATCCGGAGAACGGAGGCGTTGAATCCCTCGATCTTGTGCGCTGCCGTTTCTGGGAAGTCCCGTTTGGCTTCCAGGTGAACGAACTGGTGGAGGAAGCCATCCCGTTCACGTTCGAGAACATCAACATCCATAGCTGCCTCGGCGATGATACCGAAGGGTACGCCAGTGGGGACGGCGTGAACGAGTGCGGTGAGGTTAGCGTATAGCTCTCTAGCACAATCGTAGAGTGGGTAGGCGTAGGGGTGTCCTAAAATGGGCACCCAAGCGCCCCCAGAGATTCTATGATACGTAAGGGAGAGCGCACAAGTGTCTGAAACGCCCAATACCAACGGTGGCCCGCCCATGACGGTAAAGCTCCGTCCTAGGGCAGATGGTGGAGGTCCTGTACGCGGAAGCGAAATGCTCCCCGTCGAGCCAGGAAGCGAGGATCCAAAGCTAAGCGCCAGCTTCGATCCTCTAGAGGAGCTCCTGAGCTACGACATTACCAAGGGCCTTGAAGCCGAAGTTGATATGTCACCTCAGTTTACTAACCCGTGGCGGGTCAAAGCACTGAGTAATGACATGAACGCTAATCTGCTCGAACGGGCCACGCGCTACCGTGAGAATCCCAGGACACATGAACAGATCCGAGAGCTTGACAACGTTGAGTTCACCAGGCTCATCGTCGCGTATTGCGTTATATCGCCTAACCTCCAAGACCCGAAGCTCTACGCAAAGTTTGGGGTTGATCGCAAGCGCCCGGATCAGCTGGTGTCCAAGATTCTGTTGCCAGGACACGTTGACCGAATTGCTGGGACTATCATGCGTCTCTCTGGGTTCCGAGATGAGCTTGTCAACGTAGCAAAAAACTCATCGAACGGGGAGGCTTA